GAAATAACCGTTTTTGAAACGATATGAGGCACTGCCCAATTCGTTAGTGTTATCACTTAACGCCAAGTTTCGGCGTGGAAAAATGTTGTTTGTTCCAAAAAGTAAACCAGTTGAATCTCCAGCAGATTCGATGGCTAGAAGACTTGAAGCTGTGTTAATGTTCCCAACCGCTGCGCCAGATTTCGTAAATTCTATCAACGAGCCATCATTTCCACCAAGGTTGAGGTTTGCACAGAACGCATCTGCATTGCTAAGGAATAGTTTATTGGAACTATCGTTAAACTCCATACCATCATTTTGATAGCCCGCTGCAGTCTTGCCAACCAGCAGATTGCCACTGCTGTCGATGGTCACACGGCGTAAACTATTTGACCAAAACGACATTGCGTTGCTGCTGTGGTCGTACTTAACGATGCCCTTGTATTCCGCATCCCCAGACGTACCATCACTAAAATACACATTGCCTTCGCTGCTTGTCCCGCTACGGATTGTCATCCCAGCGTGATCAGTGTCAGCGATAGTTAGGGTGTCGCCATAATCTGATATACCCTCTGTGGTAGTGCCAACTAGAACATTGCCCGTCACAGTCAGCGTAGACGCCATGTCTACGGCACCGTCAATATCTACGACATCAAGGTTAGTGGTGCCGTCTATGTCAGCATCACCGCTTACAGTCAGATCATCTGCTGTAGTAAATTTAGAAAGACCATTACCAAGATACGGCATTAGGTGATCTCCATAATACTTAGTGCTGCGTCTATCTTTGCGGCTACGCTACAATCAATCTTGAGGACATCTGTTGTCTGCATGACAACTTTGTTTCCTGACAATAGCTCAACTGTTGAACCAACAGGAATCGGTATGTCCTTAACCAGAAGCACCGTCTGATTTGTTTCTGTATCACTTGTGTCAGAAACTAACTGCACACTCGCCGTGACTTGTGACGTATGCACATTACAAAGCATCAGTCCTAAAATAACTGTCGTTGTGCTGGAGGGTACGGTGTAAAGCGTTAATGGCGTTCCCGCGCTAGACGGCATCGCATCATTTGTTTTTACCTTGAATGTGTTCGCCATGATATCATCCTAACGCTATAGCCAATGCAGTGGCGTCATCAGGACTAGCAAAGAAAGATGCGCCTTGTGTTTGAAGGTTGTCAGTATGTATTGTCTTTTCTGCTGGCAACGTGCAGAAAATTGTCTTAGTCCCAGAACTCCAACTCACAGCATTGTCACTGTTACTGGACTGCAAGATAGTTGTACGCGCCAGTGTAGTACCGGATGACGTGTACGTTCCAACTCCAACCTCAAAGTCAGTACCGTCTGTGCAGGCGTAAAATGTCGTGTTGCTATTGCCTACAGAACCAAAAGTCTCAAAACCAGTGACGGCCCCCGCAAGGGTATATGTACCCGTACCAGTTGTCGTGGTCGTTTCCTTTACTCTATCAGCAATAACAAGAGCCATGTTACTTCAACTCTATAGACAGGTTGCCTGTGTTGATGCGGAAGATATCCCCAGAGGCTATGGTTTTACTTGCGTCCAAAGCACCTACAAACAGGATGTTCCCGCTACTTGATGCGTCTGCAACAAAAACGTGTGTGATAACATCATCTCCGCCGCCACCCGATGCTGGGAACTCAATGTTCGCTGCATTTGTTGCCGTCTGTGTATCCGTGCCGACAGCGGGAACTGTCCAGCCAGAAGCCGCCACCTGCTGTCTTGCGTAGCTGGTAAAGTCTGCCTCAGTAACGGAGCCTGTCTCGATACTGCTAACTGCTGTAGCTAGACCCACATAAATACTGTTTCCGGGAGTTGCAAAACTCTCCGTATTGTTTTTAAACAGAAACTGCAATATAGCATGCTCTGTATAGTTGGTTGCTGCATTTGAAGTTGCCATGATCTACTCCTTATGTTCGTGGCATTCTAGGCAATCCCTGCCTGTAAGCGTCATCATTCTCACGAGCTTCAGCAAGGTCTTTTAGTCTGCCCAAACTCTCAGCGTATCTTCCCTCATACAACTGAATCATATCCATTTCGCCCTTCATGTATGTGTATGCCTCAATCAAAGAAGCATACAAAAGAGCATTTGGCGCATTGTCACTTAACCAACTATAACTTGAGTCAGAGCCTGATGTAAGACTGGAAGGTCTGTAGAAATAATGTAACTCAACTGCATAATTAGAATTAGGAGTAGGACCAAGTATAAAGTTACCTGTAACATTTCCACTTGCATCTGCCTTAGCATCAAATATTGCATAATATTTAGGAAGCGCAGTAGACGTTCTGTCTGGGTACGCCTCTCTTATAAAGTTAACATCTTTTTCTAAAAGAAATCCCTCTGACCCAGAGGTGCTTATAAAAAATGAAAACGGAGCCAAAAAATCAGTTGGCATAGATATATACTCGTCTCCAGAAGTCGCAGTTGATGTTGCGTTTTTTCTGAAGTTGTCTAGATCGACAGACTTAAGTATACGCTCCTCAGCAGACCTAATGAACACAGGAAGGTTAGTCACAAATGACGTTTCTGTGTTTTCAGTAAAATTCTGAAGGGCTGTCTTGAGTTGAGCGTAGGTAAATGACATTAGGCTATCCTCACGATTGCGCTACTCGCATCTGCTGTGGGGAATGTTATTGTAAAATTAGAAGATGAAGACGCTTGATCGCCGCCAAAGTCAAACACAGCCACAGCCTTGTTTGACGCGCTGCTGTTGTATATTAAGCAACCTCTAGCTGTAATTGTTGACCCAGAAAATGTGACATCATTAAAATCTACTATAGCTGTTGTGCCGCTTGTAGTTGGGTTTACAGCGGTAAGGGTGGCTCCCCCAGCGGAGTAACCAGTGCCACTAACCTCGTTTGAACTACTATAAGCAGTGGTGCTGGCATTTAAAGTCGCGCTATTTGTATAGAGGGCTACCTTAAATGTGTGGCTCGTAAAGTCGTGGATAGCCTCAAGTATCTCTTCTTTAAATGATGTGCATACAAAGTTTCCATTAAACGCCATGTCTTACTCCTATGGTGTATTTGCCTGACCACCCATACCACTATGATTAGTACAATAATAGTATAGTGTTGGCGCTCCAACCGCTACGGTGATCTGTACATATGCCCCAGAACTGCCTGCTGTTCCGCTTGTTGTAACACCTGTTGTGTATTGAGATCCACCCCCATGGGTTCCGTTAGCTGTTGTAGAAAATCTCAAAGGATGACTAGAATTGCTGCTATCTGACTGATCAAATCTATATGTTGATCCTTCATTTAACGTCAAAGTTGGGCTGGCCCCTGATAATCCAGCTATATAATATTTGTTTCCAGTGCCATAACTGTTTGTGCCAGATGCCACTGTTACCGTGTAAACAGTAACATTAGTGGAGATTGATGGGCTTCCCAGAGATATGGTTGCTACAACACCTGTCGGCGTTACGTTTCCTGTTACAGATATTGATGGAGAACCAAGGCTGACAGTTGCCGAAACACCAGTTGGCTGAACTTCTATTGGTTCCACGGGTACAGCGC